CATGCAGGCCAGCGCGGCTGACATCTTCGACAAGTACGCAGACAACATCGCGGTCGTGCTGAGCGAACTGAGCGCAGACGGGAACGACAAGTACATGCGGGGCTACGTCGAGAACCACGGTATACCCGTTATGACGTTCCCGTGGGCGGTAGACCCGCACGTTATGAAGCCCGTGGACACCCCCAACGAGCGCGACGTTGTCTTCATCGGCACCTATTGGGAGAAGACCACACGGCTCGATGATTGGGTGCTACCAAGTATCGAGGATGCGCGACACCTTGTCGTAGGGCCTGCTTGGGTATCCTCGGCGGTCCCAGGCCACCTTATGAAACGAGGCGCGCGTGGAACGTTGGACATGCGCGAGGAGTATGACAGGGGCAAGCCGCCTGTCGCCGGCGTTTGGGACGCGACCTTCGTAGGGTATGATTCCGTAGCCCCACGTCTCTACTCCTCCTCCACGGTCGCGCTCAACGTACACCACGACTTCGAGGCTGCCGAGGGGTTCAGCTGCAACGAGCGCACCTTCGTCGCGGCTGCCTGTGGGGCAATGGTAGTCAACGACGACAACCCGCGTGTGCGCGAACTCATCCCCGAGGCTTGGGCCAGCACAGACCCCGCCGACATGCGCATCCGCGTTGGCTCCCTTGTGTTCTCTGAGAGCGTTGGCGGACGGCCCGCGAAGCAGGTAGCCCGCGAAGCCAAGAAGGTACGAGAGCGCATACGCGACGAGCATACCTACGAACACCGTATGGCGGCGCTGTTGAACTTCGTGTATGGCGGCGACACCAGCGACCAACACTGCACGGTGATGGCTGACTAGCGCACTTCTAACGATACGCTAGGAGAGGCTATGGACTACGAACCCATCTCCGACGAGGCTGAGGCTGTGCTGGCGAACGCATCAAGGGCGATGAAGAAACGCGTCAAGCGTGTTCTGCATACTGCACTCGCAGACGGCCCGCTAGACCGTGAGGAGATACGCCTGCTATGCCAAGCAGAACACATCTCCCCAACTGCGCTATACTTTGGACGTATAGAGGCGCGTGTGGACATCGTCGGCAACCAATGGATGCTTGGGGGTAGTGATGGGTGACGAGCTAACGAGACGAAGCCTTACGTCGATAGCACCGCCTGCGTGGAACGTGCGCACAGACCACGATGTCGACGCCATCGCGGAGAGCATCAAGGTAAACGGGTTCCGCGACCCTATCGAGCTATGGGCCACAGAAGACGGCAAGCCCCTCCCTGAGCCGCATACCATCGTGGCTGGTGAGGGGCGATACCTTGCAGCGCGCAGGCTTGTGCTACAAGACGTGCCTTGTATAGAATTCGACTTCGACTCGCTAGCGTCTGCCAAGCGGTACGCCATCGCCAACAACCGACTCACCGACAAGTCCGCGTTTGACGACGCCGCGTTGCTAGCGCAGCTTGAAGAACTCCCCACCCTTGAGGGTACTGGCTTCACGCTTGAAGACCTAGAGGAGCTAGGCGACGATAGCCCTGTCGAGCTTGCCGGCGACCCTGACGACGTGCCTGACGTGCAGGAGGACGCCATCACGAAGCCTGGGGATGTGTGGTTGTGTGGCGACCATCGGGTTATGTGCGGCGACAGCACCGACGCCGACAACGTGGAAGACCTCCTCTGCACTATTGACCACTCGCCGGGCATTATGGTCACCGACCCCCCGTATGGCGTTGAGTATGACCCGAACTGGCGCAACGAAGCCGCAGACAAGGGGCTGATTGCCCACGCGGCTCGCCGCGTGGGCAAGGTCGCCAACGATGACCGAGTTGACTGGTCAGAGGCGTGGGGGCTTGTTCGTTGTGACGTTGCCTATGTGTGGCACGCTTCGTGGTATATTGCGGATACGCAGACCGGGCTGTTGGGTGCGGGGTATGAACTGAGGAACCTACTTATTTGGGGTAAGAGCCGGTTTTCGATTAGCCGTGGGCATTACCATTGGCAACATGAGCCGTGTTGGTACGCTGTCCGCACGGGCAAAACCGCGCAGTGGGCGGGCGACCGCTCGCAGACTACCCTATGGTCTATCGAGTTAGACAAGAACGTCGACGGCGGCCATTCCACGCAGAAGCCAGTTGAGTGTATGGCCCGCCCTCTACGTAACCACGACTTCCCCGAGGTGTATGACCCCTTTCTCGGGTCGGGGACAACCCTGGTAGCGGCAGAGACCCTGGGGCGCACCTGCTTCGGCATGGACATCGAGCCACGCTACGTAGACGTGTCCGTGAGGCGATGGCAGAACGCAACCGGCAAGGTAGCCACCCTAGAATCAACAGGCGAGCCGTTCCCCACAGATTTAGTCTAGGCTATACTTTGGACGTATCGAGGCGCGTGTGGACATCGTCGGTAGCCAGTGGATGCTTGGGAGTAGTGATGGGTGACGAGCTAACGAGACGAAGCCTTACGTCGATAGCACCGCCTGCGTGGAACGTGCGCACAGACCACGACGTCGACGCCATCGCGGAGAGCATCAAGGTAAACGGGTTCCGCGACCCCATCGAGCTATGGGCCACAGAAGACGGCAAGCCCCTACCCGAGCCACATACCATCGTTGCTGGTGAGGGGCGATACCTTGCAGCGCGCAGGCTGGTGCTACAAGACGTGCCCTGCATTGAATTTGACTTCGACTCGCTAGCGTCTGCGAAGCGGTACGCCATCGCCAACAACCGGCTAACCGACAAGTCCGCGTTTGACGACGCAGCGCTGCTAGCGCAGCTTGAAGAACTGCCTACCCTTGAGGGTACTGGCTTCACGCTTGAAGACCTAGAGGAACTAGGCGACGATAGCCCTGTCGACCTGCCCGGCGACCCCGAGGACGTGCCTGATGTGCAGGAGGATGCCATCACGAAGCTGGGGGATGTGTGGCTGTGTGGCGACCATAGGGTGATGTGCGGGGACAGCGCCGATGCCGCTGATGCTGCGGTGTTGGGGGGGGCTGGGGCACACACCCTGGTTTTTGACCCGCCTTGGGATGCTGGGGTTCAAATGCCTAACCACCAGACTACCCTCTGCTTCGGGGACGGGTCCACATTGGGCCGGATGGTCGCTCTATTTGGGGAGCCTGTCTGGGTGTTCGTCTGGGATTGTGTTTCGTCCTGGTTTACACCAAATCGCCCACTTAGACGCCTCAAACTGTGCCTTTGGTTTGGGGACCTTGACCTATACAACTCGGAGGGGGCGCATTACGGAGAACACGACGGCGGGCCGCGGGAGGTGTCTAACACGCGCGGGACGTACAAGTTCACACCCTGCATTCACGGCAAACACCTGTCGGACGTTTTCCAATTGCCCATTACCCAATTTCACGCCGCGGCCCCCCACCCCCACTCCAAGCCGATTGATTGGGTTAGGATGCTCCTAGGGAATTGCTCGGGAGGGGATGTTTTAGACCCATTCCTTGGCTCAGGGACAACCCTCGTTGCTGCCGAGCAGTTAGGCCGTGTCTCCTACTGTATGGAGATTGACCCTCTATACGTGGATGTGTCAGTGCGGCGGTGGCAGAAAGCTACTGGCAAGGCAGCCATCCTTGAATCAACGGGCGGCTGCTTCGGTGACAGTGAACTTAACGCCGCCCAGTAAATTAACCCTTGCGCTCGCCTAAGCCATGCTCTATACTCCAATCAGATGCGACGCCGAGCGGCACGGACAACACGACGAAGGACAACACGATGACGATGGTGAGCGACGAGCAGCGGCCTACCCTGGTGACGTCTCTGCACACCGACCGATACGTTAACGACCGTGACGACGACTACGCATGGGAGTGCCTGATGGGGGACCAGTCGCCCGAGATGTTCGTGGAGTTCAGCCGCGGCTCGCCGGCAGATGCTGCGCGTGAGTATGCGGCCGATTGGTGTGGCGTGCAGATGGGCGGGTATTTTGAGATGCCCTGCCACGAGTCGGGTGGTGTAACCCGGTATAAAATACGGGAGAGTGACGTCGCGGGTCTGGCTGAATTCATTGATGATTTGCTACCAGCCCCGGCGGTGCAGGATGATGCAGAAAAAACGCAGACCACGTAATCATGGTAAGAAGATAATTGCAGCCGAGGCTAGGGTTGACGGTATGAGCCAATTCGCCGCCGCTGATAAGGCAGGAATTGGGCGTGCCACGCTTCAGAGGTGGGAACAGATACCGGGCGACCCCGACTATTGGGCAGCCTGGGAAGACGCACGCAAGGCGCTCAAGAAGGGCATCACCAGCGAAGCCACCGCTGTCCTACGCCTAGCGATGCGTGCAGACCGTCCTAGCGACCGTATACGCGCTGCTGAGATACTACTGCGGAATGCTGAGGGTGATGCGCCGCAGGGCGTCAAGCACCTTGGCCCCGACGAGGGGCCGGTGAAGGTTGAGTACTCGATGCGCGCTGTTACTGAGAAAATGAAGCAGATGGCGCGTGACGGCGAGTTCGACGACTCGGAGGAGTAGCCATGACTGATGACCTCGCCGAGGCTGCCCGCCTTCATGTCGACACCTACGGCAACGACCTAGCAGGCTATGTGCGCGCGGTCATGGGCCTGCACGTCATCTCGTATCAGCAGAAGTTCCTCGACGCCGTAAGTAAACACCCGCTGATTACCTGGCGCAGTGGTCACGGGGTCGGTAAGAGCCGCAGTATGGCGATGGCTGCGCTATCCTACCTGTATACCCATCCTAGTTCCTTCGTCGTCACCACGGCCCCCACGAACCGTCAGGTGCGCAACGTGCTGTGGCGTGAGATACGCTCTCTCCATTCGCAATGCTTCAAGCACCTTGGAGCATACGCGGAACCCAACCTAACCGAGCTATGGATGGACGAGGAGCGGGAGTGGGGCGCTATCGGGTTTAGCACCGACGACCCCTCACAGATGCAGGGCATACACGCACGCGACATCCTTGTGCTAGTCGATGAGGCAGCAGGGATGGATGACGAGCTAATGGACTCGCTGCTGTCGCTCGCCACTGGCGCACATGGCTGCCTTGCGATGGTCGGCAACCCGACACGCATCGGCGGGATGTTCTACAACAGCTTCCGTACTGAAGGCTGGTATCGCCTGCACACATCCTGCTACGACTCCCCACGCATCACGGGCGAGAAGTGCCCGAAGACCGTGCTTGACAAGCTCGTAGGCATGGAGTATGTCGAAATGGCGCTGCGGGAGTGGGGCGAGGACAGCCCGGTATTCCAGGCTCGCGTACAAGGCGAGTTCCCGACAGAGGGCGACGACACCCTCATACCGCTCAGATGGGTCGAGGATGCCGTACAGCGCGTTGAGGAGCGTATAGGCCCCTTCACACACAGTTTGGGCGTTGACGTGGCTAGGTTCGGCTCTGACAAAACCGTCATGTGCGTCATAGACGGGAAGACCGCGAACATCGTGCGGGTGTTGCAGGGGCGAGACACTACAGAGATAGCCGGACACGTCAAGCAGCTGTCCAACGAGTGGCGCTTCGAGGGGCGCATAGCGATTGATGACGACGGCGTCGGTGGTGGTGTGACTGACCGGCTACGCGAGGACGGCTTTAACGTCATGCCCATTAACTCGGGCGCTAAGGCCTTCCAAGAGGGGCGCTACTACAACCGCCGCGCGGAGCTATGGTGGGAAGCTCGCAAGTGGATAGAGAACGATGCTATACTACCTGACGAGGGGTCGTTGATAGCCGACTTGACGGCACCGAAGTACAAGGTGGTGCCTCGTGGGATACAGGTAGAGCCGAAAGCTGAAACCAAGAAGCGTTTGGGACGTTCTCCTGATTACGCAGACGCACTCATCTACGCCCTAGCGGCTGGTATGGGTTCGCCTGACTGGTCGTTAGAAGACAATTGGGACTATGCCACGCCCCTCACTGCGGGACTGATGGAGAGGTCGCTATAAGATGCACAGAATTCTACGCAAGGTCGCGCGCTACCTGCTGGACGAGATACTTGACGACCTGCTTGACCACATCGAGCAGCGCATCAAGGACGCTGTTAACGATGCGATGGACCTAGACAAGCCCGGCAGCCCGCCAGAGGGGTCAGACTAATGCAGTGGGAGTACTCGTGCGAGATACCTAACAGTCTCATGGGGTACGTCGAGTGGCTTGACTCACTAGGTAGGCAGGGGTGGGAGCTAGTCACAATCGACGCCGTAGAGCGGCACAACTTCAAGCGCCGCAAGCCCACCACGGTCAAGCTAGCCCCCGAGGGCCGAGAGTCTGGCGTGCAGGCGGTCGACGACTGGCAGTCGTGTACCCGCACATCTGAGCTACGCAAGCCGCGCGAGGAAGTCGTCGAGGGCTACAACGACGGGAGCACGTGATGTCTAGCGCATTCGACCAGGCATACGCCATCTACGCTGGCAACGAGAAGGGCCTAGCCCAACACGCCGACGACAAGGGCGGGGCTACCTACATCGGGATTGCCTCTAAGTTCCACGGCGACTGGTGGGCCAAGCACATCACCCCGGTGCTACAGACCAGCGGCGAATACAGCGTGACGGGTCAGAGCATGGCTCTTAACGCCGACATGGGTGTGCAGGCGGCAGTACGTGCGTTCTACTACGAAGAGTGGGAACGGCTGCTGCTCGACAAGGTGTCTAACGCCCTCATCGCGGCGTGTGTGTTCGACTACCTAATGCACGCGGGAGGCGGCAAGCGTACTGAGTGGTCGTCAGGGGCACGTATGGGCATCGTGGAGCTACAGAAGGTCGTGGGCGCACATGCCGACGGCTTCTGGGGTCCGCAGACGCAGGTATACACGAACGGTCGGTTCGACTCGACAGCGGTCAGCCTCGTGCCTGTGTTCGCGATAGCGCAGGGGATGGCTCGCAAACGCGCGAAGATTGTGAAGCGCGACCCCTCGCAGCGGCACTTCCTCGAAGGGTGGCTCAACCGCGACATCGGTTGGATGTCTCGTGCTATAATTGGGACACACGACGAAGGCCCCGGGGTTGAGGACATCGTCTAGTGCTAATCCTCTGCGAAGGTATGCCACGGTCAGGCTCCACGCTCCAATACAACATGGCGCGGGAACTCGTACCCAAGGGCGTCGGGCAGAGGCATCCCGGTAAGTTCACGCTAGGAGCCAGCGACCCCACAGCGGACAATTGCAACGGGGGTGCAGAACACCTAGACCTCTACGTCAACCGCGAGGGTGTCACCATCCTCAAGGGCCACCATATCACCGATGTGATGCTAGACCGCATTGACGACGTCAAGCTGCTCTATTGCTATCGCGATATCAGGGACGTGGCGGCGTCGTTGCAGTTGTTCACGGGCGTAACCCGTATGGCGTTGAGGAATCGCCTGAGCGAGGCGCTAGACGCCTTCTCGATAGCTTTCACCCCGCAAGTGTTCGGGCATCGTAACGTGTTGGTGCAGTCGTATGTCGGGATACGCGACCGGATGGCTGAGAGCTATGCGCAGGTGGCTACTCATCTTGGTGCTCAGGCTACTTCGTTTGATGCTGGGTTGTATGCGATGGTGTGGAGTCGCACCACTGCGGTGGCTTCTGCGGAGGATGCGACGGGGGTAGAGAACATCGTCACGAAGATACACCACAACCACATAGGCCCATACTGCGGTGCTGACGGGTATTGGCAGGCTGTGCTTGACGACGAGGACCAGTCGATAGCTGTTGAGGCGTATGAACGGCAGATGGGCGTACTGAAGGGGGCGGGGTATGGGTGACTCCACGGTACATGTAGGCGACGCCCGCGACATCCCGCTACCAGACGGTAGCGTGCAATGTTGCGTAACCTCGCCCCCGTACTACGGCCTTCGGGATTATGGCGTTGACGGGCAGATAGGCTCAGAGCCTAGCCTGGCAGAGTTCCTATCCACGATGGTAGACGTGATGCGCGAGGTGCGGCGTGTGCTGCGTGACGACGGAACTGTGTTCCTCAATCTTGGAGATAGCTACGCGGGCGGCCACAAGCAACAGACGACGCGCCAGCGGTGGCAGCACAGCGCGGCAAAGGGGGTCGTGCCGAAGGACTACGACGAGAAAGAGGCACACCGCGTCCTCGGCCATGACTTCCGCCCCAAGTGCAAGATGCTCGTGCCGCATCGCTTGGCTATTGCCCTCTGTGACGACGGGTGGATACTGAGGCAGGACATTGTGTGGTTCAAAGGCTCGCCCATGCCTGAATCAGTCACAGACAGGCCCACGACCGCGCACGAGTTCCTGTTCCTGCTGGCGAAGAACCCGCGATACTACTACGACGCGGAGGCGGTGCGGGAGGTGGATACAGGGCGTGCCAGCGGTAACGGCTTCAAGAGGGAGCATCACCTGTCCTACGGCGGCAGGGGTCAGGACGAGCAGTGGGTTGGAGGCGCAGGACGCAACAAGCGCAGCGTGTGGGCCGTCAACTCTGAGCCATTCCCACAAGCCCACTTCGCAACATTTCCAAAAGCCCTCGTAAGTCCATGCTTGAAGGCAGGCACGGCGCAGAAGGTCTGCCCGCACTGTGGGGCGCAGTGGGTGCGGGAGATGGCGCGCGCATCTGAAAAGCATTGGACTGAGCGCAACAGGCCGGGGAGAAAGTATGGTATTGGCGGGCGCCACGGCCGGGGCGATGGGCGGACGGAATTCCTTGAGAGGGCTACGGGACCTGCCGGATGGCATCCCGGCTGCGATTGCCCAGACAACGACGGCTCTGGCAAGGCCCTAGTCCTCGACCCGTTCTGCGGCAGCGGCACCACAGGCGTCGTGGCTAGGCAGATGGGCAGGTCGTTCTTCGGCGTGGAGTTGAATCCCGAATACGCAGAGATGGCCAGGAAGCGCATCTCAGTCGAGGGTGAGGGTAGAGACGTAACCACTGACGCCGAGGGGCGCGCGATTGAACAGTTGGTACTTTCGATATAGGACTCTCGACGCATGAGCGATTCCAATGCCACCCCGCTCGTGTCAGGGCCGCGAGTTCATCGGGTGCGAGGCGGACCCCGAATGGGCTGAGAAGGCGTCTACCCGTATCATTAAGGCGTCACTACCTAGCGCGGAGCCTCGGCTATGGTAACAGAATCCCCGCTCACCATCGAAGAGATGCTGAAGATAGCCTACCGTGTAGCGGTCAAGGTGACAACCCACGAGAACGCCCAAGAGGTCGCCACTGACGCCGTCATGGCTGCACAGCGGGTCTTTGATGCCCGTGACCAGGGTGAGTATACCCGAGGCCAGAACGAAAGCCTTGTGTGCCGTGTGGCGCATCTCCGCGCCTTGGACCGTGTGAGAGTAGACAACCGTAGGCAGACAATGGAGCGCGCTGTACGCCATCGTGGTCAGGCTATGGAGACAGGTGTTGAGCTTGCCGTCGACTATGGTGGCGAGTTATGGGCGCATGTGCTTGAAGCCGAAGGTGAAGACCTGATAGCGCCGCTTCTCGATACGCTTACAGAGCGCCAGCGAGAGTACGTGCTGCGCCGCATGGATGGTGAGACACGACGGGATACAGCTATAGCCCTGTCGGTTCTCCCGGCTGCGGTAACTCTCATGGTGGCGCGTGTGCGTGTGCGTCTATCCGAACACGGCTATCAACTATCGGCGACGGGCGGGATTTAATGGCGACAGGTAGGGGCGTGTTCGACGAGGGCGGGCTGGGTAGCGCCTCTCTGGGCGAGGCGTTCCCACGCCAGTCCCGCAGGGCTTTGGGTGAAGGCGGGGCCATTGTCGACCGCGACCGTGCCACCGTTGAGATTGGCTCCACTGGCACGCAGATAGTAGCCGGCAACATCTACGAGGAATACAACCCCGACCTCATCGGGCAGAAGAAGTGGGACGCGTTTACCAAGATGCGCGCGGACGGTCAGGTGGCCGCGCTCAGGCGTGTCTACGAGCAGCCCATCATGGTTACGGATTGGACAGTCCAACCCGCTGCGGACATCCTAGACGCCGACGGCAAACCCGCCAGTAGTGACCGCGCTATTGAGATAGCCCGTGTGGTTGACGAGATGTTGACCACCATGCCCGACGACGATTGGATGCAGACCATACGGCAGGCGGCGTCTGCCATCTTTACCGGCGTCATGCTATTCGAGAAGGTGTACGCAGTTCGCCCCGACGGGATGATTGCCCCGACGAAGCTCGCGGCGCGTTTGCCCCAGAGTATCCTACGGTGGGTCACTGACGACCACGGCAACTTCGAGGGCATCATACAGGAGCCGCCCTTCAGCGGGCTTGATAAGGTCGACAGTGCGTTCGTGAGGGACGGGGGCATATGGATACCGGGTGACAAGCTCATCCGCCTCACGCACGAGCAGGACGGCTCCGACTTCGAGGGGCGCGGGCTTGCGCGCGACATATACAAGCACTGGTTCTACATCGACAACCTCGAAAAGATATTCAGCATGGCAGTCGAGCGCGCGGGGATGGGCGTGCCGGTCATCACGTTGCCTCAGAACTTCACCGCTGGCGACCGTGCCAAGGCTATCGAGGTCGTGCGGCGTCTACGCGCCAACCAAGAGGGCGGCGTCGTGTTGCCGCCTGGGTACACGTTCGAGTTCACCGAGCTTCGTGAGCCGGTACAGATTCGCACGATGATAGTCCACCACGTGGCCATGATGGCACGTGCTGGGCTTGCTGGGTTCCTGACGTTGGGCAGTAACTCAACCGGCTCGTTCGCGTTGAGCAAGGACCAGACCGACTTCTTCCTGATGGCCCTAGAGAGCAAGCTCGAATGGATACGGGCGACCTTCCAGCGTTGCTTGATTCGTGAGATAACGTGGTTGAACTTCGGCGCGGATGCGCCCATGCCCGAGTTGAAGTATCAACTAGCTCGCCAGAACATCACCGACCGTATCGAGACGATGGCGTCTGCGGTATCCGCGCAGTTGCTCATGCCGGACGACCTCATTGAGAACATACTGCGCGAGGCGTTGGACTTGCCCCCGAAGGATGCGGACGTCATGCGCGTTGACGACCAGGGCATAGAAGAACGCGAGATGATAGAGCCGCCTTCGGGGGGCAGGCAGAAGATGGGGTTTCTCGACGTGGCGACGCCCCACGACCCGAGCCTAAACGGCACAGGGCTGAGCAGGGCGCCCAACGCGCGCGAGCGTGGCTTCAAGCTCGCCGAGGTCAGCAACCAGTGGGACGCGTTCGAGGCTGAGCTAGCGGCCGCTGCCCGTCCTATCCTTGACGATGCGGTGGCGGACATGCTCGTGCAGATTCGCCGTAACATCGAGCGGGCTGCCAAGAACGCAGGGCAGATAAGCAACCTGTTTGATGTGGACGTCAAGCAGGGGTTCAGTGCGGCAACTAAACGCGCCTTCAAGAGTGTCGGCGACGATGCGATGGACTGGGCGCGCTTAGCGGCCGCCGAGAGGGCGTCTATCTCGTCTCAGGAGGTCGCTCCGCGCACTAGACGGTATCAAACCGCAGCATGGTCAGAGAACGTCACGAAGATGCTGGCCAACCTCGGCGAGCGCATGACCATCCACATGCAGCACGACCGCGAGTTGATGGACGAAATACAGAAGGGCGCGGTGGGCGAAAGCACCATCACCCGCGTCCAGCAGACCGCAGAGCAGCAGTACATCGGGTTCGAGGGTAAGCCTGGGTTCCGACAGACTCAGGTGCGGGCATGGTCTCAGATAACGGTGGGCGATGCCATCCGAACAGGTTGGGACGCGACCGTCAAGGACAACCCCGAGGTGCAGGCTGTCCAGCGTTCTGAGATACTTGACAAGAACACCTGCGACAACTGCCGCAAGCTCGACGGGTTGGTGTTCTCCCAGGCAGACTGGCCTAGTGTGTCGCCGCCTGACAAGTGCTTCGGGGGGTCTCGCTGCCGGGGTATTGGCATCCCCATCTTGCTTGATGAGACGCCAGCGCCTACACTTACGTCAGTAGATGCGGTGCCGAGTCTACAACAGACAAGGCTTGCTGAGGGGTGAGCTATGACCGACGCAGACCTACCCGATGGGTTGGTGATTGGGGATTGGAAGGACATGCCTGGGGAGGGTGCCTACCTCATCGTATCAGAGGCGCAGGCCAAGTTCCTATGGGCTACCCCCCAAATATGCCCCGGCAATATGTCGTGGTGGGTCCTCGGCAACGACGGCGATGAGTATGCAGTGATGCCTCGCGGGAGGGATGGGCTATGACCGTCTACGCGAACCTCACGAGTATTGAGTTCCCCAATAAGTGCCGCCGGGTTCCCCAAATCGTTGGGGAATACGCTGTGTTTAGCGATACGTTCCCCCCCGACGGCTTGCTGGTCGAATACCCGGGCGGCGGCGACAGATACTGGGTTGGGCCAGATGACGCGCATTGCGCGCGTTTCGCTAAAGAGGCCGGGGAGTTCTTGGAGACAGCCCCATGACCGTCTATGCCGCTGTGGTGATGGTGTCGGACATACCCGGTAGGTCGGAACTAGTGGGCATCTACTGCACGCCCCAAGACGCCGCCACGCGCTGTATGGCAGCCATCTGCGAACGCGGTGTGTGGGATAGGGTATTGTGCGGCGAGTCCCGGTTGCGCATCGAGGCGCACAAGGTCGACAGCGCAGGTAAGCGCATCATCGCTGAGGCGTCGTACAACGACAACAGCGACCGCTGGCGCTGGGATTGGTTTGAGGGGAACCATGCCTAAACTGACTACGCAGGACATGGCGCAGAAGATGACCGAGCGGTGCGAGGTGTCGCGTACCCGCTCTCTGGTCACGCACTACATACGCCGTGAGGGGCCTGAGAACCTACCTGCCGAGTTGGTGGGTGGGCGCTACCTTATTGACAGGGACAAGGCAGACACATGGCTTGACGAGGTGTGGCTGCCTAAGTCGAATCGCTGGCACCGGGATATGTGACTTCGTCCATGCTTCCTTGCTCATGCTGTCTCCTAGACGGTAAGCCCGAAGTCCAATCCTAACGCCGCCGCTTCGGTTTGGTTACAGGTTTCTCGTCTTCTTCGTCGCCGGGCTGCACAACCTCGATGCCGAACGCGGCCGGATACGTCAGGACGAGGTCGCCCACCGCAGAGCGCGGGTTACCGCCCTGGCCTACCTTCTCGTCACCAAGCCCTGCGCCGTCGTCAAGCTGTGCTCTGTACATGCCGGGCCTGCGCTCGTTCGCCGAGACTATGATACGTGCCATATCGCTCTCCACTAAACCACTGTTAGCCACGGGGGCCAGTCTTCTTGCTGCCACCCCTCAATACTATCCGATGTGGCCATTAACTCGTCGACGTCTTCGATTCCGCCGCCGTACATGCCCGTTGAGGTTATGCGTATATCGTAGCCCCATTCACAATCCCGCGTGTCTCTGTACACGAACATGATAGTTGGATACACCGACCTCCACCACGGCTCGTCCTTCTTGGGTGCTTTCCACCTCACGAGGGCATCCCGAACTTCTCTAACCTCGCGGTCGGTAAGCCCGCCCCTAGTAACCGCCTTATAGCGGTGCCACGCATCTCCTGTGGACTCCATCCGCAACAACAGCCATAGCCGGTCATTCTGTCTCATTGTCTGCCTCAAAAAGAAAGGGGCGCCGAAGCACCCCCTCTCAGGAATCACATCGCGTGTACTAAGTATACGCCGGTTAGGCGCGTTTGGTTACGCTATTCTTCCCTCCCATGCCATGCCGCTATGATGGCGTCGTAGTCGTCTTCTCGCATGCACACCTCAATCATGCCGGCATCATCGGCGGCACGCGAGGTGCGGAACATGCCCCTAGCCGCAATCGCGGCTAGGGGCATGCGTGCGAACACGCGGTCCTTCTCCTTGTCCTCCTCGGACAGGTCGGCGTAGGGGGTGCTAGCCTGTTTGCGCCATCTATCCACCGTAGCCCAAGGCTGCATGATGCTGACGACGCCACGCGCCACTGTACCCTTCACGTCCTGCAACAGGTACTTCGCCCACCCCGCCCACTGCTCGTGTTCCTGTGCCGCCAACGCTTCTAGCAGGTCACTCGGCATCGCTTGTCTCCTTACGCCTCAGCATCCAGAAGTAGTAGCCCTTGGGGACGTTCACGAGGGATACCTTTCGCATGTAGGCGTAATAGCCGGTACCCGTAGGGCTTCTTCGTGCAGTCGCAGGTGTCACAAGGCTCTTTGCACATGCAGTTGCTCCTTCTGTCTAAGTATACGCCAAGACAGCGCCCTGGGTTACAGCCGCGCGTGAAAATTCACGCGCTTGACGCACCTACCCGCCCGCTCCTCGATACGTAGATAGAGGCTAGGCACTCGCGGCTGCCATATAGGCGGTCGTCTCATAGCTTGGGGGCTGCTTCCACAGGGGTAGCCCCCCATACTCACGGAGCGGGCATGAAGCTCGACGCGAACCTACAGGCATATATCGACTCGCTACGTGAGGACGGGCTTCGCCCACTCTTTGCGACCGAGCGAGGGGAGGTGGCCCTAAACGCTTCGCCTGGTGACGGCGTCCGCCCGATGGCGACGCTTGAGCTACTGCGCACGGGTAGTTTCCTACACCCGACGTTTGGCGACCTCCGCATTACTCCTAAGCTACTCGACTCGTTGGCTGAGAACTTCGACGCCGGCGTCCGTGGGGTAGATGTGGCGCTTGATGGCGACCACGACCCGACCGCGACGGGCGCGTATGGATGGTTCAAGCAAGTAACCGTCGAGCGCGACCCGGACACACAGCAGGCAAAGCTCATGGGCGCGGTGGAACTGACGCCGCCCGGTGAGGACCAGATAAGACAGCGACTTCGTCCGTATGTCTCGATTGAATTCGACGGTATGCACGTCGACAACGAGTCGGGCGAAGAGCATGGGCCGACCATGATAGGTGCGGCTCTAACAACGCGCCCCTTCATTAAGAGGATGGAGCAGGCAACGCTCAACCTCAGCGAGTTCGCCGCAGAAGCGGCAGACCCGGTTGAGCAGGAAGCAATCGTGACCGAAACAGCGCAGCCAACCACGGAGAGTGAAGACATGGCTGACGAATACACGGCCGTAGGGGCCGCGCTTGGGCTTACCGACGCAAAGCCCGAGGAAATGGTCTCCGAGATTGAGGCTATGTCGGACGTGGCCGCGCTTGATGAAGCGCAGCGGGACCGCATCGCCAATATGCTCGGGACGGATACTGACGGTATCGAGGCAGGCGTCGCAGCGTTGGTCGAGCAAGCCACCAAGGCAGACGCAGGCAAGACCGAGGCGGAAGCCACCGTCGCCACGCTAGCCGAGCAGGTTAGCACGCTCGCGACGGAATTGCAGGGCGTCCAGTCGGCTCGCGCTGAGGAGCTTCGTGTCTCCTTGGTAGCGGCGGCGAAGGACTCCGGCAAGCTGTTGCCGTTCGAGGCGGAAGAGGGCGCGGTCATGTACGACCTTGCGCTTGCTGACCCCGAGCGATTCAGCGCCGAGATGGACAAGCGCGGGAGCGTCGTAGAGTTCGGCGAACGTGGTCACTCGACTGCGGAGCCGGTTCTGGACGCGACGGCACGTCTTGCTCAGGCACAGACGGCCAAGCTCGCTGAACTGAAGACCACCAACCCCGACGCGACCATGCAGGACGTTGACCGGGCGTTGGCAATCGAACACCCCGAACTATACCAGGCCTACGCTGAAGAGCAGCGTGGGAACGTGGTCTAGGCAGGAGAACACATGAGCGCACAGCAGGGTTCGACGCTTGGTGTACTCAGCTTCGTGTCTAGCACGAACCTGAGCGCTACCACGAACGTGGGCAAACTGGTTGTCGCCTCGGCTACCGAGGGGATGATTGAGCTTGCAAACGCCACGGCTGATGAGCCGGTAGGCGTGCTTCAGAACATGCCGCCCGACCAGACCGCCGCGCAGGTGACTGGCGTTTCGGGGGCGATTTACGAGGTCGTGTCGGACGGTTCAGGCACCTCCATTGCCATCGGCGATTGGCTCGGTGTTGATTCGTCGGCTCGCGTCGTTAAGGCCGAGACGGACAATTACATTGTCGTCGGTCAGGCGTTGCAGGGGTCTCAGACAGCGAACCTCAAGATTGAGGTGCAGTGGCACGGGGCGCGTCGCTACTAAGCGCACCCCAACCCATAGAAAGGGTTTGAGACATGGCAAGGCCGACAGTAACAGACGTACACCAAGATGCAGTGCTTACCAACTTCTCGGTAAGTTTCATGCAGTCCGCTTCGGCGTACATCGGCAACCGGGCCATGCCCACCATCACGGTGAGCAAGGAGTCCGACAAGTACTACGTGTTCGACCAGCCGGATTGGTTCCGCAACGAGGCGGATGTACGCGCCGAGTTGAGCACCGGGCCGGAGTCGGGATACGACCTGTCGACGGACAGCTACCAGACCATACCGTATTCGATGGCGACATACGTCTCCGACGAAGCGCGGGCGAACCAAGACCCGGGGCTTGAGCTTGACCGCACTGCGGTGGAGTTCGCCACTGACAAGATTCTGATGATGCGCGAGAAGCTCGCGTCGACGCTGCTGTTCGCCACGGGGAGCTATAACAGTTCCGCTGCGGCCGGCACGGTGTGGACGGACGCTGCTGCTGACATCTTCGCAGATGTCAACACGGCGAAGGAGACCATCGCGGGAGCCATCGGGCGCGAGCCTGACACGCTCATCATCAACGACCAGACCCTTAACGCCTTGAAGGCGCACCCTGACATTCAGGAGCGCATCAAGTACACCCAGACGGGCATCGCGACGGAAGACCTCCTCGCCAGCCTGTTTGAGTTGCGCCAGGTGCTTGTCGGTCGTGCGATTGAGAACACCAGCGGCAAGGGCGACGCGGCGGTCTATTCCCGTATCTGGGGTGGGTCTGCGGCGTTCCTCTACAGTCCAGCGGCGGCCGGTACGCGTTCGCTGTGCTTCGCCAAGTGGTTCAACCTCGCGAGCCAGAACTTCCTGACCGAGCGTTGGCGTGTTGCTAACGGCGGCGCGGGCGACGGTTTCCGGGTGCGTGCGGCTTTCGACGAGAAGGTCGTAAGCAACCTCGCGGGCTATCTACTCACCGGCGTGACCACGTAAAACGTGGGAGGATTTGCGGCATGGACGAGCGTATCTACCGGGTGTGCCGTCCGTTCACATATGCGGGGCGTGACCTATCGCCAGGCGACGAGTTTCGAGCCAGCACGCCGGTTGACCGGCGCAAGGCCGAGACGCTTGAGTATCAACGTCGCTTGGAGTTCCGTGGGTTCAGTGATGGACCTGCTGAGGTCAAGGCCCCGCCCAGCCGCAAGCCACGCGCAACCTCGAAGGGGTAGGCTAGATGGCAAAGCATAAGTTCTTCCGACCGACATTGACGGTCAAGAACGCGGAGTTGCAGGGGACGCTAGCGGCCACTGGCGACATAACCGCTCGTGCTGACGTCAACATGTCACAGGCGCTAGTGTTCAGCTTCACGGCTGGCAGCGCTGTAACGACTAAGCTGGGCGTGGTGCTAGGTAGCACGGCGTTTCAGGTTGAGGTGCCGACGACGGACGAGGCGCTCGTCCCGATTGGAATATGTCAGGAGACAGCGGCGGCGGCGGCTCAGACGGAAACTGTCACCTATGGTGTAGTGACTGCTGAGTCCGACGGGTCGGGTACTACCATCACGGTCGGGTCCATCCTCGCGTTGAACCAGACCGGGCAGGTGGTCGTCTCGGCGTCTGCGACAGCTAACGTGGTTGGTAGGGCGCTTGAGGGTAGCCAGACCGTCTCGTTTGACATTAAAATGTTCGTAGACCCGACATTGCGAGCGTAAACGGTAACAGCCCCACAAGGGGAAGCTATGACAAGTGCAGCCGAAGGTGGAAGCCTCGACATCGGGAACGCCCCGGCGTCGGGGCTTTCGTCGTCCGAGCCGAAGGTGTTGCTGGGTGTGCCGTTGTTCGGTCGGGATGTCCCCGGCGCGTTCTACACCAGTTCTATGCAACTCCACAAGCCGGCAGGCACGGCGCTGTATTGCGCTAGCGGCCGGCATGTGGCGCAGGCTCGGAACTCGATTGTTGAGTACGCGTTGGCACGCGACTTCACACACGTCTATATGATGGACGCCGACATGGTGTATCCACAGCAGGCGCTGATGGAGAAGCTAGCCAGCGATGTGCCGGCAGTGGTTGGGTTCTCGCTCTCGCGCCAGCCCACGCACGTGCCGCTGTTCGCGCGCGAGGGTTCGCGGCACAAGTACCAGCCAGTGTGGCCGTCGAGTGAGGACCACGCGTGGTATGGTAAGCCCGAGCTTAAGTTGCAGCGCACGAAGGTGCTGGGCGGCGCGGGGTTGCTGGTTAAGCGCGAGGTCTTCGAGGCTATCGAGCGTCCGTGGTTCTCGTTCAACGAGACGACCATCGACGACGACACGGGCGAGAATACCGAGGTAGGCGAGGACGTCTACTTCACACAGAAGGTGGTAGACGCCGGGTTCGACATCTACTGCCGCACAGACATCATGGTGGCTCATATCACGGAGGCGCATATCTGCCCCGGCGTGCTATGGGACGACCCCGAGGACGACGAGAACGACAACGGCAAGTGGGGGATGACTCACGAAGGCGTTGGCCCGTATTGGGCAGGGGTAGACAGGGAAGCAGAGAGCGATGAGTGACGCAACGTGGGGGCGGCTAGGATTCCTACAGCCGGGTAGGGACCGGACAACCACCAGCGGGATTACGTCGACCACGGGGGCTTTGGTGGTATCGACGGCCCCTGGTAGCACGGAGCAGTATGTCGTTCTGTGGACGGGCGCGCAGCAGGCGTCCGCCACCGTTACAGCGGCCACGTTTACAGTGCTGTCAGCGACGGAGCAGAAGGACTCCATCCGGCTGGGTGGTAACGATGGCGATGGCCGCGCGGGGGGAACCCTTACCGTGTGCAATGCGGGCGAGGCTTTGAACGTACAGCTTAGCGGCGTGACGTGGGCAGAATACACGCTGACGTACATTTTACAGAAGGTCTAGGGATGGGACCCCACCGTGATTATAAGATAGCGTACCAACCCTCCTACGAGGAAGAGACCCGTTGAGGTTCTTAGGCGACGACCACTTCAAGCAGCCGTTGATGCAGTCGCTTCTGGTTCAATTCGCCAACACGCGGCGTGGGCGTAAGCTCCTGTGCCTTAAGGACGATGTGCCCAAGGGTAGGTCTATCATCGGTATGCACCGCAACCGCTATACCTGGCTAACAGACCAGAAGTATCGTGGGCTGATGGGTGCTATGCGTCAGATACACGAGCACCCTGACGGTGCGCCCCTGTCTCTGAGTACCGACTTCCGCTGCCGTAGCAAGTTCGCGTATAGGCTTCACGCCTTGCAGGTGGCAGGCAAGCTCGATGAGGAACTGCTAGGCGCGCACACGATGCACAGGGCGCGCCGAGGGTTCCCGTATATCCCAGGGCTAGGGGTGCGCACGGCTCACGCTCTATCGAGTCCTGCTACGTTCTTCCCTGACCCGAACCCCGAGACTACAAGTGTAGATGGTTGGGTAGGGGACTTCAACAACACAGGGCTTTCCTGGCACGGGGTGGTGATTTCGGGGGGGAGCCTGTCGTACGATAGCTCGGCAAGCGGCTTCTGTACATACATGAGGGCCGAGGCGGCCCCCGCCGATGGATGGGACACCGCTGTGCGCTCCGCATTCCTTTTCGACACATCTGCAATTGGGTCGTCGGCGTCGGTTAAGTCAGGCGTCTTCTCCGTCTTGGGTAACGCTAAGCTAGATGACAACAGCGCAACCCCCGACCTTAACGTCTACTCTTCTAACCCCGCTTCTGATGACGACCTTGTAAATGCCGATTACGCTACATTCGGTACAGACGCCTTTTCTACCCCGATTACCTACGGTAGTCTTAACATTGCCGGATATAACGACTTTAACCTTAATGCTGCCGGGCTGGCTGCTGTATCTACGACGGGAATCTCGAAGTTAGGGTGTAGGAACTGTCTCTTATACACATCTGACGCTGCCGACGATCTTACGCGTGT